TTTATTTAGAGAGATATTTTTTTATGGTCTATACACCTTTTACAAATTGGAAATACGATAAGAATCTGTACCATCGAGTACAGTCGGGTCCACAGCGTACGGGTGATGATTTAGATCTTACTGATACCTATGCTGTTGTCGGAAGCGGCTACGTTTATCCGAGTGGTGTTCAACAAACTTGGTTTGGTGTAAACGATCAAGGTGCTGATTTCGGCTTGATCCCCGTGGGACCTCCGAACATCAGTGGATATTTCAATACAAATTGGCGTGCCGTTCCGCCTGCTGTATCTGGTTATTGGACAAACTATGAAAATGTTTTACCTCATGCTTCTGGTCTTCTTGATACTTATTTAGGCTATAGAGCTCAAGGTCTGCTCAGCGTAGCTGGGCGCACTGTTCAGACTGCTCTAAGCCCGCAGCCTGGTTTCCGTGATTTCGGTACATACACTTGGTTTGGTGCGAATGTTCCTGATAATCAAAACTATGCACCTTTTAAAACTCCTATTGGAAATAATCCTTATGAATATGATCCTGATCTAGGCAAATTTGTAGGGGAAGGTATTACTGGAGGTCCTGGATCTTTTCAGCGTGTTCGTTATCCAGCTTTAACTAACCCACTTAACGATACGTCAGGATCTCGCGCAGCATGGGTTTATAGTTATCCAGTTTACTGTCAAGTTTTTACTGAGGCTGTACGCAGCACAGAACCTGGACAGATGTCCGTAATTAACCGTACCAGCTATAGAGGTAAATCAACACGTTATGTTCCTAACTATGGCTCACCTTACGGTGTGTTAGGTGAAGGCGTACGAGGCATGATTCGTCGTTATAGCCCCGGCACCAGGATCTAACCACTAAGATTGCGACAGCAATTTGTAACTAGATAAGTTTCTTGGCGTTAAGATTAATTTTGTAGTTTCTTCGAGAACTTATCGATGTTTATCGATAATGATTTTCCGAAGATTCTTGGTGCCGAACTGTACCGTCCGCACCCCGCATACATCGTTGAGATGGCTGCGGAACCTGTGGTTGTTCACGACTTCTTGACCTGCTAAGGTCTGGGAACTTCCAGGCGAAATCCTGGTCGAACAACTCCGTGAATTGCTGGAACGCCGGACCCGTAAGGGAGGCCAATCAGCAGCCAAGCCAGCCCGAAATGGTTGGAAGGTTCAACGACTAACACTGCTCGAATGCTCTCTCGAAGCGACCGCTCCTTTTTGAAAGGTGCTTGCTTGGGCGATGGGTGTCTCCGACACCAGGCGACTTACCCGAGTCTCTATCTCGCTCACTCTAAAAAGCAGTTTGAGTATCTCCGCTGGAAAGTGGGGCGCCTCAACAGGATTTTTGGAATAAAGCAGCCCATAAAAGAAAGGATGTGCACTAATCAATCAGGAGAACACCCTGGTTGTCAGTGGTGGTCAAATCAACAAGAGCTGCTGCTTCCTCTGTATAAGGAGCTGTATCCACAAGGGAAAAAGGTTTTGACCCCTTCGTTCCTTCGTGATATTGGTTTAGAAGGTCTAGCTGTCCTCTATATGGACGACGGCAACCTGAATCTCCGTAAGCGTGGCCAATCCACGCAGACTGGTGAACCTTACATCAGAGAGCGCATTGTAGAGCTGGCTTTATATGTCCCGTACGACACAGCTCTATTTGTGTCGGACTGGATCGAAGGCTTAACCGGCGCCTCATTGACTCCACGAGAGCCAATGAAATCGAAGAGTCCTGACAAATGGAATCTTCGTGGCAACGGGACGCAAGCTCGGTTATTCGTAGAGGCTTTAAAGCCTTACGGATGTAAAGCTATGGCTTACAAATTCGACCTCCGTTACGACACTCGAACCAATCGAGGAAAGTCGAAATGGAGCGAGGCTGACCGCAACAAGTTTGTTGTAGAAGCCGATAAGGTGACATGAGCGCGGAGCACCCAAACAGAAGGTAATCCTTGCTGTGGGTGATGATATAGTCTACTCATCAACGCCCTTAAGTTGATGTTACGTGAGGATAAAGAGTCTCACGGTGCTTACTAAAGCATTAAAGGCGAAGCAACCCGGCCAGACGGTTCAGTTAGATCGTTACCGTTTCTTCGGTAACCCCGGCTCCAAAGAATCTCGCGAGCGTACTGCGGAGCAGACCATCGGTACTGCTAACAGCCGCAACATTGTGAAAGATAAGGTGCTGGTGACTCTTAAGGAGTACACCGGACCTGCTGATCCCTCCGATCCGACTCAGCCGAGCACCTTCAAAATTGCTCGCGAGACTCTGATCACGGCTCAGCGCTTGCTGCTGGACACTGGTAACCTCACCACTTTCCACCAGTCGATTGGTAGCCTGACCCTGCTAGATGACTACCGCCGGTGGCGCGATCGGGTGTTCATCAATGAACTCCTGAAAGCCGTCTCCAAAGGTAAGTCTTCTGATAGCCAAGGTGGTTATTACTTCCCTGGCGATCTGGCCACTGGCTCTCTGACTTATACCAACGCCGAGCAAGCTAAGTTCGACGTTAAGGATGACCTGCTGCGCGTGGTGAAGAGCCTGCGTAAGCGGAACACTCCTACCTTCCAGGATGGTTTCTATCGCTGCGTTTGCGATCCCACCTTCCTGATGCACCTGCGTCAGAACAGCGACTTCCGCGAAGTTGCTCGTTACCCTGGCAACGGTCAAATCAACCCCCTCATGTCCGGGATGCAGCCCAACGCTGCCCTGTACATGGGTCAAGGCTTCGGCCAAGCCACCTTCGTGGCCGGCGAGCCGATTATGCCCACGGGCTTTGTGTTTGAAGGCGTGCGCTTCTTCGAAAGCACCAACATGCCTACCCAAACGCAAAACGCGACCATCGCTTCTACCGCCGCTGATTACAACGCAGCTATCGGTATCTTCTTTGGTCCTCAGTCCACCGGCGTCGGCATCGGCGGTAACAACGCTCAGGTGCTCCTCAACAACAACGACGACTTCAGCCGTTTCATCATGATGATTTGGAGCCTGTACGCAGGTTTCGAACTCCTGAACGCTGATTTCGTTACCGTTGCCTACTCTTTCGACGCTTGAGGAGGTAACTAACGATGACTATCAACGCTAACCAGCTGTCGGTTGCCAAGATTTATCCTGGTAACTACACCAACGTTCTTCGTTACTGGCACGAAGAAAAGACCGTTCAGTACAACAACGCGAACGGTGTCTCCCAAAACCTGACGAATCAACCGGTCGGTGGCCCCGTCGGTGTGATCTTCCGTCCGGGTTGGATTGCCCAACAGGCTGTGGGTTATGTGGACCTGAGCTATCAAGCTCTGGGCACCAACAACCAGCTTGACTATTACACCAAGCCTTATGGCTCTGGTCAAAATAGTGCTGAGCAGCCGTTCCTGAATGCTTCGGTTATTATCCCGTCCCCTGATTTCCATAAGGATATCCGGGCCGATATCACCGACGGCATCAAGGCTCCCTCTGGCGTGTTCGTGTATCGCACCTCGCTCCGTCTCGACGGCGGCGATGTGGTGAGCTCGGGCGTTGCCGGTGCCGCTGCCGCTCCTCGTCTGACCCTGATTCCCGCTGTGGGTCAAGGTCTGCGTGACACCACCACGGTTGTGTCTGGTCAGTTTGGTACTACCATCACTGGCTCTAACAACCGTATTGCCAACGGTAGTGTTGCTTCCACTAACATCATCAATTCGAGCAGCCTGTCTGCTCTGACTGCTGAGACCCAGTGGAAACTCTTTACCACCGCCAACCTGGGTGGCGTCGCCGCCTCCGGTCTGGCTCAAGGTTCGGGTGTTTATGACCCCCGCGCCGGTGTGGGCAAACTCAACGGCAACAACAAAGCTCTCGCTATCTGCGAAGTTTGTTGGATCCTGCCTGATCAACCGCCCGAGCGTTCTGATCTGGCTCTGCAACCTGCTGGTGTTATCGAATCCAGCATCTATACCTCTACTTCTCCTTCCTGATAAACTCAGAAGCGGAACGACGGACCTCAGCCCCTCCTTCGGGAGGGGTTTTTTATTTGCATATCCTGTTTCTTAATTAATTTTTTGCACTTTGTAATAATTTAACTGTCAGAGTGAATCCGGCATACCGTATTTTTTATTAGGTATGGATGATCGTGAACTTTCAGATCTTCGGTTAGAGCGAAAAGAGTGTGAAAAATGTGGAGCCTTGTGGCTTAATGGCATCCACCACTGGCGAACCGGCAACAAAGGAAATGAATTAGACCTAGCAGGGTTAGTTTGCAATCGAATTAAGTCCTCTCAATGTATAAATCCACTAAAAAACTGCACTGGAGGTGATACTTGGGAAAAACGAGCTGAATTTTTAGGAAAATTTGAGGAAGAACTGAAAAACTACGACAGATAAGCCTCTAATTTCACCAACTTTGTCCTAAACTACTGCACACATACTGACTCAACCGATGACCGCCAGTGTTTACAAGCCCAGCGGCGTAAAAATTGAGATTATTTCGACGCATGACGACGGTGAATACTTAATGGTTCGCTCTAATACGACGGGTAAGGTTTTTTTCGCCCATAAAGATCAAATTGGCGAGCTCGTTGACGAGGTTGAAGCTAAACCGAGCCCTAACCACGTTGCTACTAGGCGAAATCGTCGTCCTCTGAAAGCGGAGGAAGAAAAAACTCCGATTATTAAGCCTTTGCCTCCTGTTGACTCCAGAATTAACTTAAATAATCTGACCCCTGAAGGTTTGACGCAGTGTTTGCCCGGTGTGGGCTTAAAAACCGCTAAAGAAATTGTTGAATTACGCCAATCTCTTCCTGGCGAGCGGTTTACAAAATTAGATCAACTCCAGTCAATCAAACGAGTTGATTGGGATGAAGTATTTGCTACCGGGAGTGTATACGTAGAATAAAAGAACATAAGTGTTCTTGTCGTG